GCTTCAGATGATGTTTTAGATGATGGTAGACTGTAGATTCACTACAACCGATTATATCCGCTATTGCGTCACTGTTCATCCCACTACTGTAGTACGCCTCTTCGACTTCCGCTCGTTCAGGGTGGGTACAGACAACACAATCGCTATTGGAGCCCATATGGAACTCCCCCATGTGATTGCGAAAGTGTCGGTCGGTTGTACCCTCACGCCACCCCAAATCTTTGTCTAATTGTTTCGGTATGACGCTTCCCGCGAGAAGGCCCTCTTCCAAATCGTCCCTGTCCCCGTGTTGGCAGAAAGCGCAAGATTGACGTGTAACGCGTCCACTCACGAATCATGAGGAGAGGCCTGCACTCTAAGCCCTTTCGTTTAGGTCGTGCTAAAAAGGTGCTAGGAGTCCCACTATCCAAATCGAGCATAACGGACCTCAATCGAGCCATGAAAGACATTCTAACACTGAGTCACTCCCCTAAAGAAGAAAAGGCTCGCAGACTTGCTGTTTGTGAGACTTGTGAACACAAAAAAGGAACGAGGTGCAACCTATGTGGATGTTTCATCGGCTATAAAGCAAAACTGAAGAACAGTGAATGTCCTATCGGGAAATGGTCATCCCTTTTCCCCGAGACGTCGGTAGACGGTCCCGGTGAGCAAGAGGCTGACGAATAGCACTGCCATGGAATACATCAGTTCGTTCTGTGACATCTCATAGGCAGAGAATGCTATTAGCAGGAATGCTCCCAATGTCAGGCTGATGACCTGTACCATAATCATGTCCACCAAGGACGACTTCTTGATTTGGGTCATGTCGTACATGCCGTACATCATGTCGTTGATTGTGTCTACAGGCATTATCTCAACCCCACTGCCCCTCTGAAAAGACTACCAAAACCACTACCTACACTCTCCATCATACCTGGGTTAGACATCGCCGCATTCAGTGCTCCACTCATCATATTCTGTTGAACCATGTTGAGGATTGATTGTTGCTGTTGCATGGCTTGGTCACGGGTCATACTAGCGGCAGTCTGTAGGGTATTCGCCTCCATTGTCACACTATCAGCAGTAGGCGCTTCTGGGAAGGTAGAGAAATCAAAGACCAGTTTTCCTGTGTCGTCTTCGTTAATCGCGACATTCTTCAGGACATCAACAGTGGCTAAAGCGCTCACCTTGTAAAGGAGGGACACCAAAGTTTGCATGTTGGGTCCAGCAAACCACCTATCCACCGGCACACTAGTCTGTATGAGTGCCGCCATCACCTCAAGGTCACTAGGTGGTGCCATTGGCGCGGGTTCCTGCATACCCATACCACCCATCATGCCAGCACCCATCGCGCCGTACATGCCTTGCTGTCCATAGCCCATGGCTGGCTGCATTCCATAAGCAGATTGCTGCATGGGAAGAGCCTGTTGATTATTGGGCAATCCCAATGAGAGAGTACCACTCTGTGTTGGAGTAGTGTTTAGTCCCCAACTCATTCGGCCACCTCTTCTATCTCTGCCGGCGCCTCACCCACATCTACAGGGGGAGGGGCTGTTTGGCTTAACAATTCCGACAGACCCATGGTCACCGATGCAGCAGGAAGGTCCATCGTTACTGGGGGGGCGCTAATGTTAGCGTCTGTGAGAATGCGTGTGTTACCGGCTCCAATATCAAACTGTCGCATATCGAATATCACCACAGTCATATCATTTTGACCCATAGCATTCTTCATCCTCACCACTGGAATGTTATCCTGCTTGAGCATATTGAAAAATGGTTCGTAGGAGGCTAGTTGAGGAGGAGTATTGTCCTTGAGAGCAAACCCAGTGACAGGAACTGTCACCATGGATACGCCTTTGTTGAGTCGACTCTTCAGACTACTAGTAGAACCACTCTCCTCCTCCTGTTCAATTCGCTCCCACTTACAAAGAAGATGGTAGAGATGAAGATGCTCTGGACAGTAAGTCGCTCTGAGAATCCTACCTCCAGTCACCCTCTCACGGGCCTGGAACGCTTGAGGACTTCCAGTCAAGGGGTCTTGGAAATACTCTTCCCATAGGGTTTTCCCGCTCTCCTCGTCCGTAATCATCTCGTAAACGTTTCCAGCCGCTCTCAATAATTCATCAATATCGCATCCGTCGATGCAACATCTAGTGGCATCACCCACGAAGGCGTACTTACCACCGAACCACCACCTTCTAGGATGCAAGAGGCTCCTCTTGGTAGGGGCTAGGAGTTTGTAGGCCTGTCTGATATCAGCCCTGCGAGCCTTCATGGGGTTACCGTGATTAGAGGGATAGAAGTTCACTTTGGGAATCTCGATGTGACGCTGTATGGCAGCGTCTTGCATGTAGGTCTGAGCCTGAGCCATACTCTGCAACTGTGCTAGGGGCACTTGGGAGTTCGCCGCCACGTGCCGCATTTCCTGACTCGTCTGGGTGGATAGGGGCTGTCCAGGAGTTTGCACAAAGGGGTTTATCGTATTCATTACCATTATTTCACCAACTTAACATCTCTAGCAGACTTTGCTCAACGTTCCACCCTATCTTGGTCGCCA